TAATACTTGCAGGGGTAATACTTAGTTCAGTTATACTAATAAATGATCCAGTAGGTATACTTGCTTCAAGTGTATTAATATACTCACGAACATTCCTTATCCACCAAGGTAACTTACTTACAAGTTCTTGGTCAGTTGGTTCATTTATGCTCATCGTCATCTTCTGTGTCCTCCAATATCTGTAAAAGTATGTCAGGTATACTTAGGAAATATTGCACTGCTTTCCTTCTACCTTTTATATCTCCTAAATGTATTAATGTTTCAGATGAGTTAGGAACTACCTTATATCCATTATCATCTACATGTGGTTCACCTACTAAGTCATACTCTTGTATTGCTCTAGCCTCCAAAGATATAAGCTCATTAACTATATCACTCCATAGAAATGATTCCTTAAACTCTTCTATTTGACCCTTAGTAGCTTTTATAATCAATTCATCCATTATCTACCTCCTACTGGTACTAGGTTACCTGCCTGTGCTTCTGAGGCTACCTGGTCATCAGGCATTGTGCTAGTCTGTATTTGACCAGCTTTACGTTTAAAGTCCTCAACGTTTTTAGCACCAAGCTGATTAGCTATATACATGAATATTCTAGTCACATCAAACTGCTGTGAAAGCTCAGGATTCGTACCAATAGTTTTAAACAGCTGAATCCATACATCTGAGAAATTCCCACCTGGAATAGATCCATCCCTTACCAATAAGTCATAGTTGACTAACAAATCCCTAGGTGAAACATTTGCCTTAGTTTTCCCACCAAACTGTTTAATCAATTTATCAGAGTATCTTCCAAGCAACTGTACATACACATCCTCTGTCATATACTGTTGAGTATGTGCTGCAAACATCTCACCTATGTCTTGCATAAACTGAGTACTTATTATCATAGCTAAACGCTGTAAACGACTAATAGCGCTATTTCGTGTACCTTGGAACTCAGCACCTGTCAAACGCTCAGGACCACCTTGCCTAAGTGAGCCCTGCATAGATTGATCAGCACCACTAATACGATCCATCCACTGGGTGATATATGAGGAGTCAGCTATATTAGCCCTTGTTATATCCTGAACTCCTAATTGCTGCACTACCTTATCAACTCCACGGCCCCAAGCAGGGCGACGTAGACGAATTAACTTACCAGGTTTTGGATCTTTAAGATCATTTATATTTACTAAGTAAGGATCAACTATCAACATATCATTAATAGCTTTACGTACATTCTCTACATGTGAGTTGAATAAAAAATCTAACGTATGCTGTAATCCGTATAGTATTTCAAGCCTACCAATTGGGGTAGGTGAATATCCATCAAATTCAGGAGATGCCACAGCCACAGGATACATCCCATGAGCGTGGTCCGCCTTCTCACAACATATAATTATATCATCTCCTGCTAATTCAAAATACCACTTTTCAGGAGATTCTTCATCTCCTAATCCCCAGTCTTTAGGGATAAGAGTAATATACATTTTTATAATATCTACTGGTGTAGTAACTTCGTCAGTTTTTAACTTATTTGTACCAAACTTAAGATCTCTATCACTCTGATCTAGTGCAAATACAGATCTCTTATCTCCACCTTTCAAATACTTTACATTAAATAGTCCAGAATCAATATTGTTTTCATTAGTTAATAGGTTCATATAGTTATCCCTATCAACCCATCCTACAAATTCGCCCTTCTGAATATCTGCACTTGACACAGATGGATCTGGAAGAAACATATAAGGGTCGATATTACTAAGGGCATTACCTTCAAATATCTTACCCTTTACAAAGGTATCATTAACTATCTTTTTACCATATCTAGTTCTCCACTCAGGAACACCTATCCCAATACCATAACTTAGTGAGTCACGTAAGACTGTGTGAAGAGGTAATATAACCTTATTCTTAACACAGTGTACTTTAACTACTAATTCCATCAACATAGCACCTAGAACATCTGAGTCTTCAACACCTTCATATTGAAATACAGGATCTTGAAAAAACGCTGCCGACATATAGGTTAATAATGCCTCAAGCATAGAATAGGTATATGGGAATACTATAGAGATTGGCTTCTTAGGCTCCTTATCCTTCAACAATTCCTCAGCATCATCTGCAGGGATGTAGGTAGTTAATGTCCTATCTATCTTCCTCCATGAGGAGAATCTTTTCTGGATTTGATTTCTTGAAACTCTAGCCCTCTGCCAAATCTTAGTCCTCAATGATTTATGGAAATCACTATCAGGTCTAAGGTCTAGACCTAAAGGATATTCATAGCCATGCTTTTCATCATAATTACTATTTTTCCAGTTTGAGGGTTCTCCAGTTATTATATATGACACTATCTATCTCCTTATGGCAGTTTAAACCCAAATCTAATCTCCATACCTTTTGTCCCAGTACCCTCAACATCACAGTCAAATCGTAGTTCATCACCAGTAGAAACATCATCATGAGTAGTATCAATAACTGCTGGAGTTGTAGCATCTTTACTATCCTTCTCAGTTGCATCTATAGTTACAATAGTACTTAACATATCTACTGCATCAGTTAAGTTATGTATTTGAAATGATGGAAGTCCAATAGTCGATGCTGTATAAACATGAGCACCAACTGAAATTAAGTTCATTCCATCTAACTCAATAGGTATAGTAATATGAGTTTTACCATCTCCAATAGTTAATACTGTATCATCTGCTATACATTTTATAACTATATTCTTTACTTCAACACCGGCAACTGATAATTTTTCCTCAACTCCATCGTCAGCTTTTTTATAGAAGAACCCATCAGCTTTTGCGTATAGAGCAACCTTATCAGTTGCCGGAGTATCTGGGGCTAACCCTTCTTCTAATATTAATTTTGACATTATGTTTTCCTTAGCCTACAAGAATCATTCGGCCAGTTCCCTCAATACTTAGAGTAGTATCACCATCAAGTATAAATTCATCTCCACCAACAAAACTATATCCTGTAGGAATTGTATAATCTGCAATAGCTGTAATAGGATATATATTCATACCATTTATAGTCTGCCCATTAAGTAATGTAATACTACCTGCATCATCTATAGTTGCTAAACTATTCTGTAACAACTTACCAGTAATAGTATCAAATCTTACTATTGCATTATCAGTTGAAACTACTGGGCCTACTACATCTCCAATACTAATTCCTACATCAACTTTACGTAATACATCCTCATCAGATACAGGAGCTGCATGACATTTTATATAATGATCAGTTTCAATAGATGCATTAAAATCTGTATCATCATACTCATGTATATGTCTTAAAGATCCTATTGTAACATATTTTATAGCCATATCATTTCCATTTGGTTCAATTTTTGAACTAACTAATTAAAATATCAATATCTGTGGGATGAATGGTTCAACTATAATAATACCATAATCTAGCCAATAATCATCATCCCAATAATCTTCAGGCCAATAAGCTGTATGCCAATATCCGGCAGTTAATAACATCAAGTACCATCCAAGGTCATTCCAGTCCTGTTGCCATTAGCATCGACTGTAGCAGTAATACGAGCTTTACTATCTGCATAGTCCCTAAATACTAATGTTACTGTCCCACCTCCAGATGACTTACCTGCTAAACCAGACAATAAGAGCCTTACTATCTGTCTTGCAGTTGCAGCACCTTCAAGAGCCTCGTCCCATATTTCAGCAGTTGTAGGCGCTGTACCTGCTACATCTGGGATAACTACATTAGGAGCATAATTAGCTTGTAAGGTTGCCAAAGTCACTCCGTCTGCGCCCGTAAGAATATCAAGATCCGCCTGCGCCGTACCAATTAAGCCTGGAATGTCTGTCGTGGTATCCGTCGCAATAGTATTTATCTTCCCATCTAATGTGGTTCCCGTATCTTCAAGAATCAGGGCCAGGTGACCTCCGGCTATTTCAAGGGCTGCTTTAATTAGGTCGGTAGTCGGTGGTGTCGTGTCGTTCCTGGAGCTTATTGCAACATCAATAAACCCGCTCGGGTCAGGATCTCCATGCGATGACCGGCTTGATATCGCTGCATCGAGCCGCGCGAGTCGTGCCTCC